TGGCATATGAAGTGGTCATGCCCTATCATCTTCATATGCCATCTTATTTTTTAGAGACATTTACTGAATATCCCTAAAATGACAGTATCATCCACGTTTTGGCACCCCCTCTTTGGCTTACCTTTTTTAAGGCAGAGTATTATTGGGCTTCGATAATTACACGACGGTTGAATGCCGGAGGAGTCAATGTATTAACACCGCCCATACCGCTAATAATCATGTTACTCTTGTTTACACCAAGTTTAACCAATTCGTTTGCAACTGTATTTGCACGGTCTTCACTCAATTGTTTATTCCATGATGCACTACCTGTGTCGCTGTCGGCATAACCGGTTACTTTCAGTTTGATGCCCGGATTGTCTTTTACTAAGTTGGCAATCTGTTGCAAGTTGACTGTGCTGTTTTGAGGCAGAGTAGCAGAACCAATTTGGAAGAATACAGACTGCGGAACCGGAGTCAGCTGGTTGACGGTAACTTGTTCTGTAACAACTTCGTTAGGAGTATTTGCAAGTTGAGCCTTCAACTGACGGTTTTGTTCGATTTGTTGAGCCAAAGCTGCATTGATAGCATCCATTTGGGATGCTGTAAGGGCCATCATTGCATCCACGTCAGGAGCAGGTTTGAAACCTCTTTGCGGAAACTTATAGGTCACACCGACTGATGCCCCCAACATAACGTCCAATCCTTTGTTCAGAGTTTTGCCATCAAACTTGTTTTCAGCTCCCATACCATAAAGCTCCAAGTTTAAATCCCATGCATCTGCTACATGGAAGGTATTAATCAAACCGAAGTTGAATGCCAATGAATTAAGGTGAGGTTTGTCATAAGAATGAGCGAAACCGAAACCTACGAATGGGACGGCATCATATATACGGTCAGGATTATAACCGGCAAGCATATTGCTGATGTTGAACAAGATATCACCATGTAAGTTCATATAGTTGAACTTATCCTGATAGTATCCTTCGCTCAGCATATGAGGCTTGGAGTATGCAGAAGGTTCGCTTGAAAAACTCTTTGACTGCAAACCGCTATACTGCAGACGCAATCCTAGTCCGGGAGTGAACCATTTGCCAATAGACACATTCAGAGCGGGAGCGATACGTTTGCCGAATTTGCCCAGGTCGGATTGGTCACCGAATAATACTTGTGCACCGCCTCCTACAGAGAAGAACCAATTATCAAAAAAACGATTGGTTTCTACTTTGTACTTATCTACCGGAACCTCCATAACATCTACGCTTTCGCTGACGATAGCATTTTGTGATTTGTTGCTCTGCTGCGCGAACGTTGCAGAACTGATACTGGCAATTGCCAGTGCAAACATTAATTTTTTCATACTCATTTCTATTAGTTAAATTATTGTTTAGGTATATCTTCCCAATTTCAACTAAATAACATGAGCGTTGAAAAAAAGTTTGTGCAGCTTGAATATTTAATATTTTTTTATGAAAGAAGGCTAAAAAGGTACTGCGATTCAGTGCTGTGTTCTGCATCAAAGCAGAATCCTTCCCAGTTGAAGCTTTTTAGCTCTTCAGGCTTTTCAATGCGGTTTTTGATGATATAGCGTGTCATTTCTCCTCTACACATTTTAGTATAAATAACGACAGTCGTTAATTTCCCTTTTTTCCAAACCTGAAATTCGGGTGTAATTACGCGTACCTGTTGTTCTATACGTTTCCAGTCGAAAAGGTCTTTCATTTCGTTGCTGGCAAGGTTGACCAATGTGCCTCCTTGTGCTTTGATGGATTTGATGAACTCATCCGTCAATATTGGTTTCCAATAATCAAACATAGATATTCCTTCATGTTCTGGCAGTCTGACATCTCCTTCCAATCTATAATTCTTTATCAGGTCAAGCGGACGAAGTAATCCATATACGGGGCACAGAACGAAGCGTATAAAACGATATATTGAATAAAACAACACATCGCTTTATAATACAATAGGTTACGGGGAAGGATAGAAGGAACTTCCGCAAAACGAAACGTTTACGCAGGTTTAATTTCTGTTTACGTGGAGGGCTGTTTTGGTTGCATCGGTTTGGCGATTGCTTTAAATGGGCTTACATGAAGTTTACATGGTGTGTAAGCAGGAGAGGAAGATAGCGGTTGTGGCCGCTTTTTTTATGCCTTGTTTTGGATTATATGTTTCTAAAATATTCCATATAATGATTATTTAGTATATTTGTACTATAAAATATAGTGATATGGCAAAGGTTGTACATGTGCATTTGACGCACGGAATAGACGGAACAAAGCGAAGAGATTGGTATTTTAGTAGTATTTCGGCTGTTTATACGGTTTTGACGGCGGAACAGGTGGGTGCGACCAAGAATTATTTGTTACATGCCGGTCTGTCCGGTAATGGTACAGTATGCACTAAAAGGGCTATAATCAAGCAATCTACGCTTATTTCAGGGAGTAGGAGGGGAGAGTAGGTGAATAGATTAGAATGGCATTAGAACGAAAGAAAATCACCATTCAGCAGTTATTCTTGTGGGGGAGACTTATGGTCTCCTTTTTTTGTGCTCTCAGATGGCGATTTCTACATTTGGTGTGACACTTGGAGTGGCAATTTTGGAGGTGGGGATAGTACTGGGGTTAGAAAGTGGGGTTAGTTTTTATAAGAACTGGGGTTAGTAAACATGGTTTTGAGAGGGGGTAGTTGGAAGTATGGTAAAATATGGTTTTTTGAATGATAGGTGTAAAATATGCCTTGATACACCCACCCTAAAAACCACCACCTATAAAAAGCATACATTATTATATAACGGATTATCAGTCCTTTTCAGGCGATTATATGGGGTGGATGGAGGGGGAATACCGAGAGAGGGGAGTCTGAAGGTATAATCGGGGGTATCCTCAGGGTAACGTTTCATGTTCTCCGGATGGTAAAAGTGCGCTCTACCCTACATTTGCATCTCCAGAAGTGTACGCATCCGATGCAGGTTTCCCTTTTTCAAGATTCATTTGGCGAATTTGTTCTTTGAGACGGCCGATTTCTTCCGCTTGTTGGGTTATGGTTTGTACGAATAAGTGTGCATCTGTGGTTTCCTGCTTCTCTTTCATTGTTATGAAAGCATCCCCTGTTCCCATGATGATCCAATCAATCGAAATATTAGGGTATGAATATTTCAGACTTCTGAGTAGCTCTATTGATAATTTCTTCCGACCACTTTTTATGTCGCTTATGCCAGCTTTATTTGTGCCAAGTATGCTTGCTGCTTGTACATAATCGGTTATTTGCCCTTGAGCTTTTAATTCGTCAAGTATTTGAATGAATCTGATATTTTCCTCCATAAAATGAGTTTGATATGAAAAATTACGCTTAAATATTTTGTAGTATGAAAATCTCATACTATATTTGCATCGAGTTAAGAAATTAACGAGCGGCCAAAGATACAGAAAAGGGTCGAGAATAACGAATTTTAGCACTTAAAGAAAATGAACGAAGAAATCAAAGAATGGCAGACACAAAGCGTGAAGCACAAAGTAGCTTACGTGTTGATGATGGACGGTATCAGTTTCAGATACACTGAAGAGACCGGGATTGTGTTTTCCGCACCTGATTTTTATGTAAAGAATCTTATTCGGCGCTTGATGAGCTGCTACGGCGTGAGTTTGAAACCGATTATAAACGAATTTAAATAAGTGAGATTATGGAAAATAAGAAAATGGATTGCTGGGATTTTGTATTCAGTTTTGTGAAGAACCATATAGACGCTTTGGTACAACAAGCTGACAAGTACACCAAAGAGATGAACGAGGACTATGAACACTTCTTTTGCTGGTATGCTGAAGAGATGTACAAAACACAACGAGAGCTTGCTTGTTACCGCGCTTTGAAAACGGTTTTATCCGTTGGCAGTCATGAGGAAGCAAAGTTGTTTATAGAAAACAAGATAAGCAGTTTGACTGACAGTCTTCTTTCCGGAAGCATTCGCAGGAACAGTACCAGTGCAGCTTCAAATCTGGCGCATACATTAGAACTGGAGATGAAGCAGTCTGTACGTGAGAAGTTTATAATGCTTCTTGAAGTTATAGAGAAAGGTGAAAGTGTTGAAGGATAACGGAAAACCGAGCGTGACAACCCGGAAGGCGTCAAGAGACGGGTGGCGGTGTGGAAAGACACACGGGAGTGTATGGTTCTTGCGCCAGGGTTCGATTCCCTGGACTCCCTCAGATATAGACACTAAAATGAGTGACTTATGAAAAGAACAATCAATTCCACGGAGAAGGGTAAAGATGTCGGTATTTCTCCGGCAGAAGAAACACCCATACCGGGCTTCCCAACTGACTATGAGCAAAGAGTTCGCGAACGGCTTTCTCGAACACCTTTTGCGTCATTAGTGAATGCTTTGAGAAGTGGAACCAGACAAGATCAGCTGTCGTGTATGCTCCAAGTCGAGCGCCGGCTTCTGCAATATCGTCAGGTAGCGTTATGTTGTCGATACACACGCAGTCAATTTCTTGAAGAGATGCAATCGCTGTCAGGGCTGTTTGGATTAGAGGTCTGCTCTTCGCTGATGAGAGAGTATCAGCGTAAGATACCAAGAAAGGCAGTGATGTCGGATTTTGAGGCATAAGTCGGTTATTTTTTTTAAACGCAACAAATATAACGAATTAGGATATTAAAATCAAGTGAGATATGAAGAAGTATATTCATGTAACAAGTGAGGATCGCCAGTTTTTGGCCAAGGCTTTCAACGTAAGCAGCGTGACGGTTTGGAAAGCCCTGCGTTTTGAACAGGATACGGATACCATCCGTAGGATCCAGAAGGCCGCCCGTGAGCGTGGTGGTATTGTAATGGCGGTGGCTCCGGTTATGGAGACACTACACGACCATGATAACGTGATACGCCAATATTTTCCGAACGGCGCATTGTTAGAGATCAGTAAAAACGACAGCACGGGTGTGGTGACTTATAAAGGGGAAGAGGTGAGACATTATGATAATGTGACATTTTCCAATATAGACAGCATCCAAAATTTTGCGGCCGCATTGAAATAAGGAGGTGTGAGTATGGAATTTTTCGATAACAAACTTTGCATATCGTTTCGTGAACTTGTTGATGGCGGAATAATGACTGTTCCGAATTACAAGTATATGGCATCCAGTGGCCGGATAAAGGTAGCACGTCGTGGTGGTGGAGCGAAAGGAAATGGAGCTTTGATTGTTATTGATAGTCTGCCTACCTCTTACAAAGAAAAAGTCGAGGAGAAATATCCTGGTGGCAATGCCGTGCTTTTGCGTGGCTGGATAATATCGAATTACGAGCTTGATCAGGCTGCCGTCGCTTTCTTTATGGATTGGGCTGCCCGGCAGTCCAGCGATAAGGCTTCTGACGAGCTTGCCAGAAAGTATGCGATAAATGCTTCAGTACTGAATACTTGTATCAAGTTGTACAATCGTAGTCGTGATTATCGAAAGTTAATGGGAGAGAAGTATGATTGGAGCATGATGGCTACTACCATTGAGACGCTGCGCGAAGAGTTCGGGCATGATCTGCCGGCGAGTACCTTGCGTTTCCGAAAGAAGGTGAACGAGTACAAGCAGTACGGTTATGAGTGCCTTATCAGTGGAAAGTTCGGTAACCAGTGCGCGAGGAAAGTGGATTACAAGACCGAGCGTCTCGTGCTGAGCATCACGGTGCTGCCGAACCAGCCTTATGGCAGTGACGTACACGAGATGTATATCTCCTTTGTGTGTGGTGAGTTGGAGGTATGGGATTTGGAAACCGGGGAAATATTCAACCATAACGATTTTACGGATAAGAACGGTGATCCGAAAGAACTGAGCGAAAGTACCATTCGCAACATCTTGAACAAGCCGGCCAACCAGGTACTCATAGAGAAAAAGCGTCGTGGGTGGTCGGAATTCTACCACGAGCAAATGCCACACATGCACCGCCACAGTGGAGAGTTCTCCTTGTCCCAGATTACGATGGATGACGTGGATCTTCCGCGTCGCATGAAGGGTGGTGAATACGTACATGCTTATTATGCCTACGATATGGTGAGCCAGTGCCGTGTGGGGCTTGCTTACGGCCGTGATAAAGACGAAGCCCTTGTGGTTGCCTGTTTCCGGGATATGTTCCGCCTGATTGAGCGTAACGGGTGGGGGATGCCTGCCGGTATCGAGGTGGAGCAGCATTTGATGAGCAAGTACAAGGAGGGCTTCCTGAAAGCCGGTGAGGTGTTCAAGTTTGTGCGCTTTTGTGCACCGTTGAACTCTCAGGACAAATATGCCGAACCGTTGAACGGCGCATTCAAGACAACTATCGCCCATAAGAACCATGAAGGGGTGGGTCGTTGGTACGGTAAAGGGGCACGGCGTGTGGATCAGAAGAAAATCAGCGACAGTGGGAACCATACTTACGAGGATCGGAAATATTATACGTTTGAGGAACTTGTGGCCGATGACCGCCGGGACTGTGCGGAGTGGAACAACACGCTGCACCCCAACCAGAAGAAATATCCGGGTATGACCCGCTGGGATGTGCTTGTGGCGAGGATCAACCCGACTCTGCGCCCGCTTGACAAACTGACCCTGAGCCGTTATATCGGCGAGAGGGTGGAAACAAGCGTAAGACGGAACAGTACGGTACGTGTGGCGTACGCTGACTGGTGGCTGAGTGGTCCGGAGGTTCTTGAGAAGTTGGAGCCTAATAACCGCAAGGTGACGGCTTTCTATTTGCCGGATGAGGAAGGCAAACCGACCGATGTGTTCCTGTATCAGAATGACCGCTATATCGACAAGGTGCGCCCGGTTGTGACTTATAGCCGTGTAATGGCGGAACAGACCGAAGAAGATAAGGCAGCTTATACGGAACAGGCAAAGATAATGAGTCACTTTGACAAATGGGTACGTGATAACGCTATCGGTCAGGTAGGTGTGGCACCGGTCCAACGTGAGGAAGAAGATGAGGAAACGGAAAGCCTTGTATTACCTACGGCACCTGTTCCTGAAGAACCCGATGAAGCTTACGAATGGCAGCCGACCAATATGGCGGCAATGGCTATTGGAGATATGTAAGAATACGATTAGAATAACATTATAACAGCGTTTGAATTATGATTACAGAAGCGCAAAAACAGAAGATTTTGGGAGCGATAGCTGCCAACCGTGCGAACTATCCGAGTGACGCGAAACATGCCGCCTCCCTTGGCATCAGCACATCGGTGTACAGTGCCATTAAGAACGGACAGACGGATAAAGCCCTTAGTGATGCCAACTGGATAAGTATAGCCCGTCGTTTGGGTGTGGGCCTCTGTGCCGATATGGAGTGGAAGGTTGCCAAGACCGCCACGTTCGAGTATATAACCGCCCAGCTGGAGTTCTCCCAGCAGTCGAGCCTGTCGGCTATCCTATGCGACATTCCAAACATCGGAAAGACTTTTACCGCAAGGTATTATGTGCAGAACCACAAGAATGCCGTGTATATCGACTGCTCGCAGGTGAAGACCAAGCTGAAGCTGGTGCGTAAGATAGCTGCGGAGTTCGGAGTGGATGCCAAAGGTAAATATAGCGATGTATACGAGGATTTGACTTATTACCTCCGTTCCATTGAGAATCCGCTTATTATTTTGGACGAGGCCGGGGATTTGCAGTATGAGGCGTTCCTTGAGCTGAAGGCTTTGTGGAATGCCACCGAACGCAGTTGTGCCTGGTATATGATGGGTGCGGATGGTTTGAAAGAAAAGATCAACCGTTCGATAGAATGTAAGAAAGTGGGCTATACCGAGATGTTGAGCCGTTATGGAGACCGTTACAGCAAGGTGACACCTGATGACGGCAAGGAGCGTGAGGCGTTTTTGAATGCCCAAGCTCGGACGGTGGCTAAAGTAAATGCCCCGGCAGGTGCGGATATAGCGCAGATTGTACGCAAGACACGTGGAGGTCTGAGGCGAGTATATACCGAGATAGAGAAACTTAAAATGGCATAGGAAATGGTTAAGATAGTTTTAGAGGACAAAGGCCAAGACCTGTTATGGCTCAAAGTAAATGAAGGTGGTCTTGTGGAGGAAGCCGGACCATTTCAAAATGAAATATGGAAAGATGCTTATGTCCCGTATTGGGGGCTTCACGTAGGGCAATTCTGCCCGATACACCATCCTCCGCATATCATCAAAGGGTTTCTGAAATATAGGATTGAATCAATAGAAAAAGAGCCATGAAACGAGCATATAGTCCGAAAGACATAGCCGCCAAGAAATGGGTGACGTTGCCGTGGGGTGAGAAATGGAACAAGCCTTTCGGGTTCCCTGCGGAGAATGCCTCCTGGTTCATCAGCGGTGCCAGTGCCAGCGGAAAGAGCAGCTTTGTGATGCAGCTTAGCAAGGAACTGTGCAAATACGGCCTTGTGTTGTACTTGAGTTATGAAGAGGGCGTGAACCAGACATTCCAACGCCGTATGGAATATTTGAAGATGAACGAGGTGCAAGGCAAGTTCCGTGTGGTTGTGGACGAGACCTATGAGGAACTGATAGACCGATTGAAGAGGCCGAAGTCCCCGAAGTTTATCATCGTGGATTCGTATCAGGTGTCGGAATGGGAGTATCCGGATGCGGTAGCCTTGATGAAGCGTTTCCCGAAAAAGTGCTTCATCTGGATCAGCCAGGAAAAGAAGAGCCAGCCGATGGGAGGCGGTGCGATCCGTTTGCGTTATATCTGCGACATGAAGATCCGGGTGGTCGGTTATAAGGCATATTGTCAAGGCCGTGCCATCGGTGAGGCCGGCAGCTATTATGTGGTGTGGGAAGAAGGAATCATTCAAACGAGTAATAATTTGTGATATGGAAAAAGACAAGGTTTACATCAGCGGGGCAATAGCCCACTATAACATTGACGAGCGCAAGGGTGCGTTTGCCAATGCGGAACAGAATTTGAGAAATATGGGCTTTTCCCCGGTCAATCCTTTTAAGAACGGGCTACCGGATGAGGCCCATTGGAGAGAGCACATGCGGGCGGATATCGCCCTGCTTCTGGATTGTGAGTATATCTATATGCTGAAGGACTGGGAACTGAGTAAAGGCGCGAAGCTGGAACTTGACGTGGCGAGTTCATGCGGCATTAAAGTATTGTTTGAATAACAGTTTAAAATATAGAATTATGAATGACATTGAAAAAGCATTTCGAGGATTGGGTAGAACCAAGAAGGTGGAGTTTATCTCTGAAAAAATTGATTATGCATCGGCACATGCCGTTGCAGGGTATGTGTCAAGTTATCTTTTTGATGTGCTGAATGACCTTGGCAATGATGATTATGTGGCAACGTATCTTAAAGAAAAAGGATATGAAGTAACGAAGAAAGAAAACAATAAATGATAGGAACTATGGAAGAAAAACAGAAAGTTCAGGTCGTATTTGAGTTTGATCGTTCCGAGTATGATGCGTATCTCTTTTTGATGAACCAAAAGAAGACGGAAGAGGTAGAGCAAGTATGGAACGCCATGAGCGGTGAGCCTGTGGTTGCGGATATTGATTTGCTTGAGGAGGACAGTCAGTCTGTAAAACTTATGATGATAAGTCTGGCTATCCTTTCGGTGGAGAAAAAAGTGAAAGGATGATATGGCACAGGAAGTAACCAATTTCGCCCGGTTTTACGCTTTGTTCAACAAGCTGCCGTTCAACGGAGACCGGGAAGAGTTCAAGAAGTCCATCGTGTTGCAGTATACATGGAACCGGACAGACAGTCTTCGTGAAATGACGAGGCTTGAATATAAGACCTGTTGTGAGGGATTGGAGAAATTGGCCGGTGTGGACGAGCGTCGTCAGAAGATGCAGGAGGAACTTAAATATTGGCGCAGCGTGTGTTTGAGACTCATGCAAAAAATGGGAATCGACACTTCGGACTGGGCGCGTGTCAATGACTTCTGCCGGAATCCCCGGATTGCGGGAAAGGCGTTCAGTCAAATCTCTTCGGACGAACTGGAACAACTGGCTGTAAAGCTGCGCTCTATCCGGCGCAAGGGCGGGCTCAAGGAAAAAAAGAAAGAGGAAGTAAAACAACCGGCGGCGGTGACCTATATGCTCATAGACACCAAAGCTCCTAAAAATTGACGGATATGGATAAGAGATTTAATGAACTGCTTGAGAATGTCAAGAACCAGATACTTGACGTGTTCCCGGAAATGGACCGGGATGATCGGGAAGAGTTTTTCAACAGGCTGAACGAGTGGTCTTATGAGAAATATGAGGAAGCCCTGTTGGAAAGCGAGTTGGAAACGCCAGATTATGGTGAGGAGTATGAGAATTGATGGATTAACAACAAAAACGATTTGAATTATGGAAGAGAAGAACCAGACCGTCGTAATGACGGAAACCGAGAAGGCGGAGTTTGATGCCTTCCGTCAGGCGAAAGCCAAGAAAGTCGCGGAAGAGAAGGCGAGAGCCGACCGCGAGATGTATAAGCAGATGGTGGACGAGGAGATCGAACGCTCTATTCCGGTGTTGCTGGGTATCAGCGAGCGCATCAAGGAGAGCAAGCGGACGGTGATGGAGAATTTCAAGACCATCCTTGAAATGAAGTCCGACCTGTTCAAGACGAAAGCAAAGGACGATCAGCGCAGTCACACATTCACCAACAGCGAGGGAAGCAAGCGTATCACGTTGGGCGTGTATGTGACAGACGGTTACCGCGATACGGTGGAGGACGGAATTGCCATCGTGAAGGAGTATATCGAAAGCCTCGCCAAGGACGAAAAGACCAAGGCGCTGGTGAGCATGGTTCTCCGCCTGTTGGCACGTGATGCCAAAGGTACGTTGAAAGCCTCGCGCATCGTTCAATTGCGCAAGGTAGCGATGGAAACCGGTGACGAGCGTTTCATGGAAGGCGTGCGCATCATCGAGGAGAGTTACCAGCCGGAGGTGAGCAAGCAGTTCATCAGAGCTGAGATAAGAGACAATAACGGGATGTGGAAGCCCATCCCGTTGGGTATGACAGAATCCTAAAAATGAAGAGTATGATACAGAATGTAGAGAAGAGCCCCAAAGTAGCCTTGTGCCGTGCTTGTCGCGGCACGGGTGTCGTACAGAGAACGACCGAACTTCCTTCTCGGATTTTCAGAAAAAAGAAAGTGAATATTACCGAGGAGGCTTGTCCCCAATGTGGCGGCAGCGGCCGGGTGATAGTGAGCGCGAAGATGGAACTGGACATTCAACCATATAATCCAAAGAAGGAGTAAGCGATGACAAAGCGACGCGGAGTAAGTTATGAGAAACGTGTGGAGGAGATAAACAGGATATACGACCAATATGCCAAACGCGGTGTACCGAACCGCGAGATCTGGCGGCGGTACGTATATCCTGTATATGCCGTTACCGAACGTACATTCTACAATATACTCAACGCGAGCGCGGATGCGAGCAAGAAGATAGCTGACGAGGAGACCCGCCAGCTTTTACTCTTTAATGACGATGACTATGAACAAGGACGTGCAGAAGATAATCGCCCGGATCCTGCAGGATATCCGGGTGGAGATGACAGATGAGTTCGACCGTAATTTTGAGCGTCAGGCTTTTTTCTCCGAGGCATGGCAGCGGCGTAAAAGCCCGACACGTCCCGGAGGTTCTATTTTGATAGATACCGGCCGGCTCAGGCGGAGCGTTTCCAGCCGGACCACGGAGAACAGCATCACGTTTTACACCGACCTTCCGTATGCGGCCATCCACAATGACGGCGGGGAGATAAGGGTGACAAAAAAGATGAAGCGTTACTTTTGGCATAAATACTACGAGGCGACCGGTTCTTTCGGGCGCAGGAAGAATGGAGAGAAACGCAAGGACAAACGTACCGTGCAGCTGACCGGCGAGGCGGAGTTCTGGAAGTTCATGGCGTTGAAAAAGGAGGGCAGCATGATCAAGATTCCCCGAAGGCGTTTCTTGGGGGTTTCTCCCGAAGTGGAGAAGGCTGTCCGTGAAATCATAGAGGAGAATATAACGGAATATTTCAATGTTGAATTTGATATAAGACGGAAATGAGAAAGGAACTTTATAATATGCTCTGCAAGGAGCTGAAGGAGGTGGGCGGAGGCTTGATAAAACACATCGACCTGTGGAACCACAATGTGGAGTTTATCGAGCAGGAGGAGAATTGGGAACGCCCTGCCGTATTCGTGGAGTTCTGCCCGATACGCTGGAACGCGATTGTGGACGGGGTGGAATATCGGGCCGAACCGGAAGTGAAACTGCATATCGTGACGGACTGGGCCGGTGCGGCCAACGAGGGCAGCCCGTTCAAGGAAGAGGCGTTGGAGGTGTTTGACCTGCCGGAACTGATACATGAGCGGCTCTCGTGCATGGATGGCGATACTTTCATGGCATTTGACCTTGTGGAGAGCCAGACGAACCACAACCACGAGGAGATCGTGGAAAATATCGAGGTGTATTCGTGCGTGGCCTTCAAACGGCTTCGATAAACGGCCATGTTCGGACAGTAAAGCCTCCGGCGGACAAATTACCGCCGGAGGCTTTCTATTTCAACAGGGGGCAAAGAAACGCCGTCAGGCAGCCTCTTTTTTGAACAGCATCATGTCCGTGTAGGATGAGCTGTAGTTTATGTGGGCGTTGAACTCCATCCGGGTACATCCCTCGAACGGGTTGCCGATATTTTTGTTTTTCCCGATCCATTCGCACAGCTCCAGGATGGAGGATTTGTTTGAGGTGAAATAGACGAACGGATGCCCGGATAGCACGTTCAGCACGTCGAGGTAATCCGACATACGCCAACTCATATTGTAAGTACCCACGTCGGTGGAAAGGTACGGCGGGTCCACCAGGAACACCACGCCCGGCGTGTCTTTGTAGCGGTTGAACAGCTCCTTATAATCGCAGGAGACGATTTCCAGCCCCTCCAGATAATCCGTGCACTCCGGATAGTCCGCTTTCCGGATGTTGTTATAAAGGGCTTCCTTCCGCATCTCCGGTACGCTCAGTTTATATTTCATGGAGAACATCAAAGAGGAGGACAGGGTGATGAAGTCCACGTAACCGGTCTCGTGCTCCTCCTGGAGGATACGGCTGAAGATGCGCTCACGCAGTTCTCCGGTTATGGTCTTGTGCCGTGGAACGGAATTCCCTACCATGGAACGCAGGTCGGCGATCAGCCGGTTTGTCCTTGGGATGTTTTCCAACCGCTTGTGGTAATTGTCGAAATCGTTGTATATGACCGTGGCTTCCGGCTTGCATCGTTTGGTGATGTGTGATAACAGGCCGGAACCGCCGAAAAGGTCAACGAATACCGTGCTTTCCGGATATTGTTCCAATACTTTCATAAACTTGCGTGCGAACATGCGCTTTTGGCCCACGAATGGCAGCGGGGCTGACAGATACGTCTTTTTCATACGTTCAATTCGAATTTTACGTTAGGATTTCCGGCAAGCAGTTCTTGTGTGCGTGTGACGTTGTTCTCGTAAATATGCACGTTGCCGAGGTTGATTGTGATGGATTTCAGGGGTAGTTCTATTTGCCGGGATATAAGGTACAGGTGATAGATGTCCGCCGGTAATCCGAGGTTGGCGTCCGAGCTACGCTGGTAGGCCGTCAGGACCAGTTCGCCTTGTTCGATCTGGAACTGTACGAGGCTGAGGCATGGTGCCTGGTTGCTTTCCGTGCCGGTCGAACCGAGGAACAGCACGTAGTTCTTGCTGCTTCGTTTTTCCCGGTTGATTTTGCCAATCAGAGGTGGCAGCTTCTCGAAATAGGTAGGGTAGGAGTTCACGAGGATGGAGCCGCAGTAGTCCCACCAGTTTATCCCGGCTTCCCGGTATTTCTCAACCTGTCTTTCCCCGCTCATGAAGAGCGACAGTTCGCTTCTGAGCTTCTTCCGTGCGATATTGTGTCCCTCGAAAATATCGAGCAGTTCCGCAGGGGACAGCGTTACCGTCTCGTTCAGCAGGTAACGGCTTTCACCTTTCCTGCCTTTTTGTGTCTTGCCGTCGGCAAGTACCTTTTTTAGGATTTGATAATACTTGTTCATGGTGTGTTGTTTTGATACCCCGCAAAGGTACCGCGCCGTTATCCCTCTTCAATGGGGAGGCTGTCCCATTACACTGCAAACGGGTTACAGTCGCTTTGCAGCCGTTTGATGAGCGTGTATACCTTTCGCTCGCAAACATTATAACGTTCGGCCAGTACTGCCACGATGTAGGAAACCTTTTCGCCTTCGTCCAACAGCCTGTTGTAGTCATTGTATAGTTCGATATACTGTACGTCTTCCATCCGGATTCCTACTTTCCGGCATGTTTTCAGCATTCCTTTATTCAATTTCAGTATCTCAATTACTTTCATATTCAACAAAAATTAGTACTTTTGCACTGTCTCACTTATTTATGCGCAGAAGCGTACACAAAAAAACCTCTTGCAGGCGAACGAGGGTCTATGCCCCCGGTCGTGCCTGTAAGAGGTATCTTTGTGTTAATAAGTAAGTGAGACGACTAATTAACAGGCCGGGGGCTTTTTTTACAGCCTTACCCCCGAAGGCTTTTTTTAATCTACCGCATATAGCGACAAATCAAATACATCTTTCTTTTTCCATCCGTCGGCCAGCGTGTTTTGGATATGCTGCATGGCTTTCGTATAGAAGTCTGTCAGGTCTTCCAGTGTAGCAAACTCGCGATAGACCGGTTCGGTGTCCGTCCCGAATTTGAACACGACCGGAAGAGTCGCCCCTGCTGTTTGCACGGCAAGGTCGTAGGCCGCCTTGTAGTTGAACTGGTTCTCGCTTGACAGCCATACCGGGACATTCTCGTAGGTGAAACCTGATAGGATATCCTTGTCAGTTTCCCGGTTGTGCCATGTTATGACCGTGGAGCGTATCTCGTCTTCGGTGGGTCGATGGTCGAACTCCTCTTCCATGTAGGTGGCCGATCCGTTCTCTCCCGGCTGCACGTCCCATCGGACACGCCATTTGTTTTTAATGGGGTTTATGCATTCAAGCAACCGTACCCCGGTGTTTCCTTCCACTTTTTTCATCAGCTGAATACATACTTGGTTCTACCTTTGCCGAAAGTTTCCGTCCGGATGATGGTCTCAAACGGAAATCCGTCCGGCATTTCACTCACTTGCGCGAGGATGTTCTTCATCTCTTCCGAGTTGGTGAAGAACTTCTTGGCCTCGCCATTCATCTCGATGGCTACGATACAGCGGTCTTCGCCCTGTTCGGTGCGGATGCCGGTCTCGAAGTCCTTCACGATGATGGGTAAGTTCACTAATTCCCGGATGCTTACCACGGAGCCGGGAAAACGTTTCTTGCCGTCTTCCGGCTTGTAGGAAACGTTCAAGTCTTTAAATGATCTCATTTTTTTGCCTGTTAATTTATTAAACAACATATTGCAGTCGGCGTGCTTGGCCATCCCATAGAAGGAAGCGACCAGTTCACGCCTTCTTTTCCTCGATTTGACCTCGTGCATTTTTCGGGCGAATTTCTGTTTGATGCGCTTGCGTAGGCGCACATGGTCGGGGTATATGACATATCCCAAGAAGTCTATGCCCTCGTCCACCGGGAATACACGTTCATCAGGCTTTACGGTAAGCCCGATTTGTGCGACCTGGAAGTGGACGGCATCACGAATCTTCCACAATTCTGATTTCGCGTCACCGAGTACCACGCCGTCATCGCAATAGCGGTAGAAATGGCGGACGCCGTACTTGTCCTTCAAATAATGGTCTAAAAAAACAGACAGGAGCAGGTTGCCCAACCCTTGCGACGACCTCAGCCCGATGCTGATTCCTTGCGGCATGAGCCTTACGAAGTTGTCAAGCATGGCGATGAGTTTCTTGTCTTTGAATACCCTCCGGACGCAATACATTACGAAATCCTGCCCCACGCTCTCATAGAACTTGGAGATGTCGAATTTGTAGCAGTAGCGTGTTCCTTCCGGGTCTTCTTTCATGTCGCGGCGTATGTACTCCATGAGGTCGTGCATGCCGCGGTTCTTGATGCTGGCTGAGGTGGTACGGATGAACCGTTTCTTCAGGTGCCTGTCCACTACGGCCATGATTGCGTGGACGGCGATGCGGTCCTTCATGGTGAGTATCTGGATACGTCGCATTTTTCCACCCTCCACGATTTCCCTCTCCCGGTAATCCTTGACGGTGAATGTACCTGTCTTGATTTTTCCGGTAAGTTCCTGAAGCACCTCTTCCCTGTGCGCAAGCAGGTAACGTCCTTGGCGGCTTTTTTTTCGTTTGGAGCCACGGAGGACCTGGTTGAACGATTCCGCCATATTGGAATAATCGGCAATCTCTTCCACTATATATCCTTGCCTGTGCATTATAGCATTGTTTTTTTTGATTGTTTTACAAACGGAAGATAAGGGCCTTCCTTTCCCCGGGTCTGACTTCTTCGAGCTGACTTGAGCCTACCAAACTCCACCCGACGCGTGATTTTTCAGCTTTCCGCACCTGTGCGCTTTTGCTGTGGCTTGCTTCCCTCGGCACCACGGTAGGGGACACGTCCCCGGTGTTGTACGCCGATTGTTAGATTTCCAGACGGGAGCCGACATTCGTGTTCGAGTTCGATGCATCGTTATTCGCATTCGCATTCGACACGCCGCCATTCGCATTCGCATTGTTGTACCCGCGATAGACCACACGGACTATCAGGAAGCTCCACCGGGGTGCAAAGGTACGGATAAAAGCCAGTCCCCTTGTTAGATAACGAGGAAAATCAATGCGGCGATTGCTCCTCCGGTCACGGTGAGTGTCCAGTCCGTCCAGTCCCAACGACCGCCCCGGAGCTTGTCTTTGAGCTCCAGCGAGGAGGCTGCGATGGCGGCTGCGTATAAGGCCGCGTACGGTGTCAGGGCTGGCAGCCCCACGATAAAACCGCCTACCAGGTGTTTGTAGCGGTTGCTTTGTTTCAAAAATGAAAGAATCTTGTTCATAAGCAATTGGATTAAAAAATGTTTTGTATATTTGCAAACACAGAAGCATTGAGGGAATGACGAGCAGGCGTTTTAGTCCAAAGTGTCGCCCTTGGTGCTTTTGTTTTTTTTATTCTACTATTATATCATTTACTGAGTATAAAAAGTATTTTATGCGGATATAACCGTTATCCCTTCTTGTTACTTCTTTGGCAACATTAAGCCTTACCCATTTTCCATTGATTTTAACTTTGAAGTAGAAGAAGTGTTCCACGTTGTCCGTCCTTGGGTGAGTCAATGCGGAATCATCCACATATTCGGCACGTTCAAGGTGTGAATCCAGGTTCTTCAAGTCCTCCTTGGAAACGATGCGTGTCCGTCCGAATGTGTCGGAGAACAAGTGCTTGTTGCCCTCTTTGGTAAAGCCGATATTCAAGTCCTTGCCATTTATGTTCTTTTCCACTTTCTTTTGAAGTAGAGGCTCCATTTCATGCAGATAATGGATACGTTCGATAGCTCGTGCGGACTTTTCCCGGTCTCCGGCGCATTTTTGCAGTATTTTGCAGGCGGCGCACAGCTCGTTGTCCGGAACGAAGGCCAGTTTAAGTTTCCCTTTGGCCATATCACAATCCCTGCACCTTTTGATGGTGTATGGGTTGTAATCCGGCATGGTCTTCTGTTCTTTTCCCGGGTTGAACCGGAAGATGCCTTTGGTGTCCCTTTGAAGGGCTGACTCGCCCAATGCCATTGCCTCATCGTAGGGCGTTTCCGGATATTTGGATTTTCGTACCTGGACTACGGTGCACCTGCAGTTCCATCCATTTGGCGGGAAATACTCTTCCCAAAAGGGGTCTGCCATAGGTCGTGTTACCCCATGCAGTTCGGCATGTTCCGGGCGAACCTTGCCATCCCCGGCCGTCCGGTACTGGAGGTTGTAGCGGTCCCCGTCTTCTGCGAACCGTTCCCACTTGGCGGCCATAGTCGCCGAAGCCTGCACAAAGTTGTACTCTGCCCGGAGGTAGCCCCGATTATAGGTTTCGTCTATCTTCCGGACATCGTTCAAAAAGCGTTCGAACGTTTTTCGATTGCCGTTCTCATCCAGCAGGGAGGGGAAGGCTTCGTTCAGTTCATGGAACGTCTTTAGGCCTGAGAATATATAATCCGACCTCTGCAGGCGCCCTCGCATGGCCTCGGACATCTCCACCTGCCGGAATGAAGAGTCCAGGACGGAGGCGTGCGTCTCTATAAAGTCCTGCGCCTCTTCTGAAGCCAGTATGTTGATTTCAAGGTTTGCCCCCTGCTCCCGGAACAGGGCTTTCATCATGCGGTCGAACATCTCTGTAAGCTTGTCACGCATCAATTTTGCCTCGTCCTCTTTTGAGAGTTGGAGGGTATGATTGCCAAGCAATGAACTGTAGCGTAGATGCAGCCCCGAATAATCCTCGGGGCTCAGTCGAAAAAACGGGATAGCGTTCCAGCCTGTTTGTCGTCTTTCTTCTTTTTCGGATCTGCCGGGTCCGGCTCTTCCTTCGGTTCCTTCTCCTCGCACGGAATGCCGTATTTTTCCTCAAAGTACTGTGGCTTCACCTTGTAGTGCTGCAGTACCATTTCTTCGTAGGCTTTCTGCTGTTCGGGAGTGTAGTCAATGGAGTAGTCCCAATCAAAACGCAGTCCCTTGACAGGAAAACCGTGACGAACCATGCGCGGAATGAGTTGGTTGTTCACTATATCCCGCAGCATGTCGCAGTCACTTTCCACGAGGTTCTGGAACACTTCAAGGTGCGTTTCAGACTGTGAGAGGCTGCTTCCGTCCTCAATGGTCATCGTTTGTCCGATGATAAGCTTTGACAGTTCGGAATTGGCCCGATCGATGCGCTTGTCATAGACATTGAATGCATCTCCCTTGCCGCTTTCCACAAATTCGATTTCGGTTTCCATTCCTGCCACCATGGAGAGAGCGGTTCCGGCTTCACGCAGCATCTTGTCAAGGCGGTCGATTTCTTTCTGGTCGCGCGAGGTGGTGCGTGCTATACGCATGGGCATTCCGAATATTTCCCCGAAGGTATCCCAAAAAGCCAGCATATTCTTTTTGGGGATAGTCTGTGAAGCTGCCTTGAGATACAGCCCGAGGTCGTCAGGTCTGCCGGCCTCAATGAGCCAGTCCGAAAAAGGCGGCTGGCGGTAGTCTATACCTGTAGTCCAGTCCTGTCCGAGGTCGGTTATGACACGCCCATATTCAGGAATGACATGCTTACGCGGAATAAGCTTCACATCCGAATAACAGATGCAGCCGTCGCCGTCAGTGCAAAGGTCGCCCAATTCGATGAGCGAATGTCCCCAGTAGATGGAATCGAGCGCATATCGCATGAGCTGTTTGAACCAGGATTGGTCGAAGAAGTGTACCGCCTCCTCGTTCTCATCCCCTTTCACGTCTACGATTTTGAAAGAGCGTGCCATGACAAACCCTCTGCGCTGCTCCACGCATCCGGAGAGGTGAAGATCTATTTCCGCGTCCCGGTAGATGTCGTACAGGCGCTGGCGGCTGGGGCTGTCCACATTGATGGCCGACTGCCAGGCATCGCGCCAGTTCTTGATGTCCTTCCGGGTGAGTGCATCGGTGGTGCGCTGCAGGTCGATGACCATTTTCTGCACCCGCTTGATGTCTTTCCCCTTGGCCAGATTAAAATTGCCGTATGGCGTTTGCAGTACGTTTTTCGGTTTACTGGAAAACATACCGCTGAAAAAGTCTTTAATATCCATAGTCCTACCAGTTATGATGAAGCTGCTTCTGACAGCTGTAAACAAATGAATTTCCGGACGGAAGCCCATCTTCTCCGACAGCCAAAGGCAAATCAGGGACAATTTTTCCGGCCTGTACGCCTTCAAGCCACTTGATGGCCCGTTCATATCGTTCCTTGCGTATCTCACTTCCCATCTTTTGCGGCATGGCTGCACTCATGTGGTAAAGTGAAATGTCGCAGGTGTACATGACAATGAGCCGGTTCCGGTGTTCATCCTGTGCAGAGAAAATGGCCGTACAGTCGTATTTCGGCCGTAGATAACCGGCAATTTCTTCCCGGGCTTCCGCTTCTGCATTGGTACGGTTTTCCGGGCTTACCTGCGAGATAACCTTTAATGCGTTGTCGCCGATGACAACTTTGTAATCTTCTTCTGTAATGAACATGACTTTACTTTCATTTAGTGATGAACAATGCCATTTTTTCTATATCCCGGATAGTGGTTCCCTTGCGGAAACGGTGGCGGTGAATCAGTTCGCAGATATTCTTTTTGGGGACAACTTTCAGTTTGCCGCCCATATACAGGACGTAGTATTTTCTTCCGTAGAGCTTGGCATACTTGCAAGCACGGGCAACGGCACGTTTATAGCGCCATGCAAAAATCATTCTTTTAATCAGCTGTATCATGTTACCATATATTTTTGGCGGTCGGCCTTTTGCCGAACACCGGTTGAAAACTCTCCTGTCTTGAATTGCGCTGCAGCATCCAGATGGCTCCCTCGTCGGCATCCGGTGCATCATCGTGAATACGGCTGCCACGCTCCAGAGCCAAGGTCTGTTCGATTCCGGTCTGCATATCCGGCGATTCTTTCAACTTCTCATTGTAGAATACGAAACCGCGTTCCCATAATGGTGACACCGCTTCGATGCGCTGGAGCTTGTCCGGCTTCTTTCGTTTGTCCGGCATGATGGGCAGTTGGTATCCACGCAGATTTCCTTCTGCCTCAAACTCATCCAGAATGACATCCTGCATGAAGTTCGCTTCCATAAAGAACTGGACGGCTGCCGTATCACGTGTACGCTCGTAGAGGTCGTAAAGCCACCGTACCATTCCTGAAACGGTATCCTGCCGGACGTAACAGTCTATAAGGTGCAGTTCCTTCCCAATCTTGCCCCAAAGGCGGCAAGCCTTGTAGTCGTTGGAAGTGGTCGATTTGAAAGAGGGGTCGGTATAGCAGACCAGCATTTCATACTTGGATAGCCTGGGCAGTTTCTTGTAACGAATCCAGTCTGCCCGAAAAATAGTTCCGTCCACGATGGGGTTGTGCATCATCTCCTTTTCCCATGCCCGGTAGCCTACGAAATCCCTGTATTCCTGCGCCTCCTCTTTCGTCCATTTTTCGCGCCATACCGGTTCTCCGTTCTTGTCTATTGCCTTGATGACGGATACATGTACCCCTTTTGTCTTGGTGAGATTGGCCAGCACCGAGTTTTTAGAAATGAGGTTCCCGACCATGATAAAGCGTCCCCGGCCCACATCCAGTGCACCAAAAAGGGCTTCTTTCACCCAGTCTGTAATGTCATGCACCCGTTTCTCATTGCGGCACAGTTCGTCGTCATCCAAGTCATCGATGACGATGTAGTCCGGGCGTGCTTCCCGGTCGCGCAGACCACGCGGAGACTGTCCGCGTCCGCAAGCCAGGAATTTCACCCCGTTGGCAGCCTTGAACTCCCCATCCTGCCAGGAGGCATTCCCCTGCTGCTTGCCGAAGTCGGCAATGATGCGCTGGTTGTGTTCCAGTTCCGCCTGAATATCGCCCAGCAGACGTGTGGCAGAGTCTTCGCTTTTGCCGACCACCACCATGAAATTGATGAGCCGCTTTGGTTGGAACATGAGCCATAATGGGACGAAGATGTCCATGTGAGTGGACTTGGCATGACCGCGCGGCCACATGAATACCGCCTTCAGGTTGGGCGTACCCCTTACTTTGGCCGCTGCCGCATTGTGGAACGGTGCATTGTGAATGGTGCGTATGGCTTCCCCGGTAGTCTTGTCACGCAAGGTGAGGAAGTGGGGAAAGTAATATTCGCAGAATGCGGCATAGTTACCCTGCAGCCGCAGAATGCGCCTGTCCCTTTGTGCCGGTGTCTCGCCTGCGAGCAGCGCCGTATCCGTAATGGACTGTACCCTTTTGCAGTGTTCTTTCCACTGTTCGTATGCCTGTTTCTTTTCCGCTGCTGTTGCCATGCCCTTGTTATTTTATGCCCATCTGTTCGGTTATGTACAGGTCCTGGTACTTGTTGATGGCCTTTACCAATTCCGGGGTCACATCCGGGTCGATCGTCGAGCGGTATTCGATCCATTTGGAAAATGCCATGAACACTTCGATGGCATCCACCACATTGGCCTTCTTGTCGAGCTTCTCGATGACCGCCGACAGTTTTGCCAGCTTGTCGCCCAGCCCGGCTATCAATGTGGGGTCATCCGACGAGTTCACTTGTGTGATAAGCGTGTCGATGGTGAGCAGAAGCTTGTTCACCAGTTCCGGGCGAGTGACGTTCTTTGCCGCCCTTGCTTCTTTCCACCCTTCGGAGGTACACCATTTGGATATGGTGACACGAGACACGTCCACCTTTTCCGCTATTTCCGTTTGCTCCATTCCGGAGAGGAATAGTGAGCGTGCGAGCGATTTCTTCTTTTCGATTTCTGCCTTTGTCATATTATAAAGAATATAGGTTTGAACGGCAGGTATTGGAATGACTGTACACCTGCCCGATTTGTTCGCAAAGTTGTCCGCTTATCGGTTTGCCGCCAAAATAATGTGTAACGGTTTCATAGAAGTGTGCAACCGTTGCACACATTTTTGGCGGCCCTGCGAGTGCTCCGTAATATTGCAGAGCCAACGCACAAAGGCGTGGCATGGAAAAATGAGTAAACGTGTAAGAATTTCAAATGACAGCCTGAACAGTTACGGAAGCCGCGTGCTGACATCGGGCATGAGTGTGGAGCAGTACTGCCGGAATCCGGTACTGCTGTACATGCACCAGCGCGGTAGCGTGATCGGTTATGTGAAGGATATCCGGGTGGAAGACGGCGAGGTGACCGGTGAACCCGTGTTTGACGAGGCGACCGACCTCAGTAAGAGGTGTAAGAAACAATTTGAGTTCGGCAGCCTGAGAATGGTAAGTGCCGGCATAGATATCCTGGAACTGAGCGAACAGCCCGAACATCTACTGCCGGGACAGACTTGTCCGACCGTGACCAAGAGTAAACTGTATGAGGTCTCTCTGGTGGACGTTGGTTCTAACGATGATGCCATCATATTGATGAAAGACGGTAAACAAATCACTTTGGGAAGGGACGGGGAATGTCCCTTGCCATCAATCAATAATCAAAAAACAGAAGAAGAAATGGAACTGAAACTTTTGGCCCTTCAATTGGGGCTGCCGGAAACGGCGACGGAGGCTGATGTAACCCGGGCATTGAATGACCTGAAAGCGGCCAAGGCTGAGAATGACTCTCTGAAAGATGAAAACGGGAAGCTGACCCTGGCCCGCATTACCGGTCTTGTGGAAAAGGCCGTAGCGGAGAAACGACTGGGGGAAGACAAGAAGGCGCAGTTTATCGAACTGGGCAAGAAGGTTGGATCCGACGAGCTGAAGAATGTGCTTGATGCCATGCAACCCCAGGTGAAGATCTCCACCGTGCTGAGTTACCAGGGTGGCAAGCAGCAGGCACAGCCGTCCACCTATGCCAAGCTGAGCGATGTCCCGAGTGACGCACTGCTTGAAATGCGTGAGCAGAACCCGGAGGAGTACAAGCGTCTGTACAAGGCCGAATATGGAATGACCTGTGAAATTTGAAAACCTTTAAAATGAAGACAATGGGAAAAATTGTAATGCTTTTGACGGCACTCCTGTTCAATACGCTGACAGGTGCCGTGTGTGCTTCCGTGCTGGGATTCTCTCCTGCAGCCGGAGCTGTGGGAATGAATGCGGTGGCAGCCTTCATGGGCATGGCTCCGCAGAGCGCTTCAATACTCCGTGAAGGGGTTTATACGGAAATCTGGACGGGCGAGCTTGTCAAGGTACTCCGTGCCGGGCTGGAAGGCACGTGGCTGTCAGGAATTCCCGACCAAAGCAGTATCGTGAACAACGATGTGATTCATCTGGTAGAGGTAGGGGTGGATCCGGACGTCTTGATTAACAACAAGACCTACCCGATTGACGTACAGGCTTTGGAAGACAAGGACATCGCCATCAAGCTTGACAAATTCCAGACCAAGGCCACGCCGATTACGGATGACGAACTTTATGCCATCAGCTATGACAAGACCGCCCGTGTAAAGGAAGGTCATGCCAACAGTATCAATGACGCGAAGTTCACCAAGGCGGCCCATGCCCTTTGCGCGAACAAGAATACGGCAACGACCCCGGTGCTTAAGACTACCGGCGAGAAAGATCCGGCCACAAACCGTCTGCGCCTTACCGTGAATGACCTTGTGGAAATGAAGCGTGCCCTTGACAACCTGCGCGTGCCGTCAGACGGCCGCAGACTGGTGCTTTGCCCCGACCATGTGAATGACCTGCTGCTGACCAGCCAGGCATTCCGCGAGCAGTACAACATTGACCGCAACAGCGGCAAGGTAGGCAACCTGTACGGCTTTGAAATCTATGAGTACGGCAACAATCCGCTTTATACTACAGCCGGAGCGAAAAAGGCATTGGGTGCAACGGCAGAAGCCGGTGAATTCCCGTGTTCGTTTGCCTTCTACAAACAGCGGGTTTTCAAGGCAACAGGCTCTACCAAGATGTATTATTCCGAGTCAAAGAACGACCCGTTGAACCAGCGTAACCTGATTAACTTCCGCCATTACTTCATCTGCATGCCCAAGAAAGAGGATGCCGGAGTGGTAATGATGAGCGGCTATCAAGCATGATGATTATGGCAAAGTTGAAATATCTGGTAATACACTGTACGGCAACTCCGGAGGGACGTGAGGTTTCATCTGCGGACATCCGCAAATGGCATACATCTCCGGTTGCCCAGGGAGGAAGAGGATGGAAGCAGGTTGGCTATACCGACCTGTTCCACCTGAACGGAGGCGTGGAACGTCTGGTAGAAAACAATGAGGATGCACAGGTGGACCCTTGGGAAGTGACCAACGGAGCCAAAGGATATAACAGTGTAAGCCGTCACATCGTGTATGCCGGAGGCGTGGAAAAAGACGGTAAGACCCCGAAAGACACCCGCACTGGCTGCCAGAAAAAGGCACTGGAGAAGTATGTGAAGGATTTTCATCGGAAATTCCCTGATGTACGCATTATAGGACACAACGAACTGGCAGCGAAAGCCTGTCCGAGCTTCGATGTGCAGGAATGGTTGAAAGAAATAGGTATTAATCAATAATAAAACCGGGTGGTATGGACTTGAGCGAATTTATGAACATTATCCTTGGCGGCGGCCTGGTTGGTACGGTGGCGACCATTGGCTCCTTGCGGGCTACTGTGAGAAAAGCGAAAGCGGAAGCGATGAAGGCCGAGGCCGGTGCAGAGGCTATGCGCATAGATAACGCCGAACATGCCACCCGCATTTTGATGGAGAATATTGTAAAACCTCTGAAAGATGAATTTTGTGAAACAAAGAAAGAACTGGCCCGCAATACACGTGAGATGGCCCGTCTTAGAAAAGCTATTGATACAGCCGGGAACTGTCCTCATCGTGACGATTGCCCTGTGCTTGACAGGTTGCGCGAGTCACCGAAAGAGCATGAACCGGGAAGTCCGGACGGAAACGGCAAGCGCCGACAGCGCGAGCGGAAGTCGACGGGCGGGACTGGTGATGGCGGGGGTACCGGCGAGTTCGGTGAAGCTGACTATACCGGCGGACAGCCTCCGTAAACTTCCTGAAGGGGCGGGGGATCGCGGGGAGGGGGGGGGTGCGAGAAACACAAGCCTATCTAAAAAGCTTTCATTTCTTCTGCACCACGATACGGCAAGTAAGCGGGGCACGCAGGTTATAGGAGTCTTTATAATAGACCTCCGCCGCCCCGATCTTCAGTTTCGCCCGGATCTTTACCGGGATATGGTTCTCGTCATCACCGATCCAAACCTCCGCCGCTTCCTTGGCTTGGGAAAATGCCTCATCGTAGATATCGATATAGAAATGACGAGTACGGAATTTCGCCTCCTTATGCTCGACGATCTGTTGTCCCGTATAGCGGAAACGAGCGTTCACGAGCTCCCGGCCGATAGCGATCATGAAAGGGAACTCCGCACCATAACTCATCGTCCGCCAATCCAGCGAACGGAGATACATCGTAGCTCCCAGCATATCGAATACACGCCCTTTCGCCATTAGCATCGTGTCGATCTTCGTCTCCTTTAATGTATGGCGATGCGAGTGGATATCGATCCTACCGCTTCCTTGATACTCAAACTGGAGATTATCCACCAGATAGTAGTCTCCCTCGTTCGTGCGCTTCGAGCTGAACAAGAGCCGAGGCTCCTTTGAGTAATGGCAATCCATCGTATCACGCATCCTGAAGACTTTCTCGATCACGCCGGCAGAGCGGAACAACAGGTTATAATGCCATGACGGCGCTCCTTGGTATTCCGATTCTTTCACGGAAAGGGTAGCCAATCCGGCCTTCGACATAATCAGCCCCCATTTGAAATAAAGATCGTAATCCACCCGTTCCCCATGGGATAACGGCAACGTTTGTGCCCGCAAAGACGTAAGACTCGCTACACACAAAAAGAAAACGCATATATACAGTTTAGAAGCGCAAGCCGCCCACACCGCTGTTCCTATTGGACGAAGACTGTGTTCCCTCATTTTTGTAATCTCTTTTCTTTTTCGTTAGCTCTTTCGGTTTATTCTTCGTGATATCGATCGGTTTCTGCCGTTTCATCGGTGTAGCCTTGATATTCCAAGTCTCCTCCACTTGCCAATTCTGCATGATATTGAATATCTTCGGGCAATAGAAGACAAGTTCCGGCTGCCGTTTATCGGCGTAATTACCGGTATCCCAGACACCGTTATCATTCACGTCTAATACTAAACGGGCATAATATTTATCCGGTTTCAAGTCCATGAAAAGCACGCCGCCATCTTTTACCTTCACCTTACGGATCGGCTGGTCGCTGCTATTCAATAATTCCACGAAAGCGGTGGTATCCGCTCCCTCAATATTGATATATAAATGCCCGTACTCATCTTCCTTCTTGATCTTGAATTCCCCGCTATACACATCGTTCCATTTACCATAGGCACTGAATATCGTGGCGGAGTCTACTTCCAAACGGTATTCCTCTCCATACTTCCACGGGCGCTTGATGAAGAAGTTCAAAGAGTTCGTCGTATCCGGAAAGAAATCGAAGTCTACGGCTTCCCAAAGCGTATCCACTTTCTGATCCAGATAGAAATGATCTTTCGTTAACCCCGCTACCGGTTCGCTAAACGTAACAGCGACCGTATCATACAGGTTGATCGAACCGGAAGCGTTTACGTTCATTCCCAGAAACTCGATGGGTTCCGGCTCATCGTCTTTTTTCTTTTTCTTCTTCTCCACAGGACGGCGACGCATGGTAAATTGTACCGTATCGGTCTGCGGACGAAGTATATTCATGGAATCGCTTTTCAGGTAATTCACCTCCACTTGCAGCGTATCTTGCTTCCAGATCAAAGAATCGGTCAACCAGTAATGCACGGCTTTTCCTTCCTCCGCTGTCTGCAAGAAATACCAATTGCTATCCGCCGGGGTGAAATTCAAAGGAACCGGTACCGGAATAGTATCCAAGGAGGTATTGAAACGCAAGGTTAGTATTTTCTCATCCGTACGCTCCGGCTTCAACATATATTGACGCTCTACTTTCTCCTTAAACAGGCGTAACTCGATATTGTCCGGCATAAAATGGGTATAACCGACTGTCATCACCGTATCGATCGTCAAGCTATCTTTCCAAATCGTATCCTGACGGGTCGTCAACTCGAACGCGGGGACGATCAAGGAATCGTAAAAAGCGATCTGCTGCCCGGGCTGGCTGTACTTGTAGGAGCGCATCACATCCTCCAAGGCATAGATCCGATAGGTTCCGGGGGCCATATTACGAATCGTAAACTCTCCCTTGTCGTTCGTACGGGAAGTACGGACAAATGGGATCGTCGTAAAGGCGGAATCCTCCAGATTCGTATGCACGCCGATCGTAATACCCGGCATAGGCTCCAGATTCTCGGCGTTCAGCAAGACTCCGGACACCTCCATACTGTCGATGGATTCGCCGGTAGAGAACGCAAAGGAATAATTCTCCAATACATTCTTCTCATTATTATCGGAGATCGAATTGGTAAAGTCTATCGTATAGGTCGTATTCTCCTTCAACGTATCCATCAGCTCGATGACCGCCTTCCGGCCGTTCGCCCGGATAACGGGTTGCTCCATTTGGGGTGGAGTGATGATCACGTTCTCGGTAGGCTTATCGATCTGGATCAACTCATCAAAAATAATCTCCACCTTCTTTCCCTTATAGTTTATCTGGCCGGGCAACGGCGTACTGCTTACGAACTTAGGCGGAGCCTCATCATAAGGCCCTCCGTTCGGCGAGGCTATATTCGCGCACGAATACAGCACGACCAGCAGAAGTACCCCTATAAAGAACCGTAAACTATTTCTCACATATTTATCTTCCATTCAATACTCTCATTTCAATTGAGGGACAAAAATAGGGAAAAATCCCGTGAACGATAAGGATATATACGCTAATTAATCTATCTTAAAATGAAAAAGCCCCTATCTCCTATTAAATAAAAGAGATAGGGGCTCTACAAGTATCTCAATTATTTGAACGCTACTCTATGAACCTCAAAAATCGCATCGCTTACTTGTATCCTTAAAATATATATGCCGGAATTCACTTGATTAAAATCAAGCGTACCCCCGCTTCGTTCCATTTTCCCCTCAGCGACTAATAGGCCTGTCGCTTGATTATATAGCTGATAAGAGACTTGATTTGAAACAACCACATCAGACAAAATAGATGACTCGTCATTCTCTAATTGATTTTCTATGACATCCACAATTTTACTGGATCCATCAGAATAAACCATATAAGAGCTTTGCACGGATACAGTTGTTGATGCCGCAGAGCCCGCCGCCCCACACTGAGTAGTATAAGCACGACACGCTATATAATAACTGCCCGGAATCGAGAATGTTATATAATTTGTATTACGAGAAGGAGATTGGCTCGCTCCCTGACTTGGTGATACGGTCCATTTATACTCACAAACACTATTATCATAAAGAGGATTCGCTATAAAACTCCCCCCTTGATTTAGGCGTACACTCGAAGGTCCGGTAACTTTAGTTACTGTTGGATATCCTGCATAAATCGCTTTAGATACCGCAGCACTTTGTCCTCCTAAACTAGCGGTCAAGCGTATCCACTCATCTCCAAACTTACCCGGAGCTATCCCTACAGATACTGTTTTCGTACTCTGTCCTCCCTGTATCTCTAGCTTGCCATTAGTATAGCTCCAAGTCAATTGTACCTCAGAAGGAACAGTTACATTACTAATCGTATAATTACCATTATAGCAAATCACGGATTCTCCAGAAATCAGATAACGGAAAGGTGATACGGTAAATGTCTTAGAGATAGTTCGCACACCGGAACAACCCGACAAGCTAACAACAGCTTGCACCGTAACAGATCCGGACTTCGTAAATATCACTTTAGGGGCAGCTGTTCCTTGCCCTGATGCCACATATACACCCGTTCCGGACCATGTAGCCTTGCTTAACGAAGAAGAAGCGACATCCAACGCTAACGTACTATATTCAAATTGGTAAGCAGCTGTAGAAGTTATCGCTGGATCTGAAATTCCTTTATAAGGACAATTATACCATTGAGATACTTCACCATTTTTCTTCAACCGGACCTTAACTATTCCATCTGTAGGGCACACACTTGAGGTGATACTTACGCTATTCAATTCCAACCCTTCCTTCGTATTTCCTCCATTATTGATTTTCCATCCGGAGGGCGTACTCCATTCATAAGTCATTCCTTTCACTAATTGAGTGGTAAATGTATTAGTCTGAGTTTTTCCAAAGGGAACAGAAGTAGGATAAGCCGTAAAGCCAAATTTACGAGTGAAAGATATAGAGGAATACCCACTTTTATCAAATTCAGCACCTTGATTTACACCACGTACCTTGACTGTCCCTGTACCGACATTATTTGTCGTAATATTGATGGATTCAGAAGAAGTAGTAAATACACCTGTTTGAGTACCACTTTTCCATCCTTCAGGTAAAGTCCACTCATATAACAATACTGGATTTACTTTTCCGTCTGAATTTTTCCCTGGATAATTAAATTCTCGATCAAGTTTCACCGTCATATTTTGGATTCCATAATCCAAATTAGAAAATGCGGTTGACACTAAAGGAGGCGGAGTCACCCCATTCAAACTTTTTATTTTTTGAGTGCAAGGGGCTGACTGCACTCCGCTAACTCCCGAACTATAATAAACTTCAGCCGTTAATTTCCCTTGAGGAGTACTACCATTTGTAGACTTCACATTATCCCAATATACGGTTATACCATAGAAATTCCCACCGGGGATTGAGGTTTGGGATGAACCAAGGGAAAAAGACCCACCCGAGACAGTCCAATTTACTCGGGCAATATTACTCCCTGCATCCAATACATAATAATATCCCATTTTTGGAGTAACGAACTCTGGTACGTCTTTGTCTGGTTTTAACACTGGATGCTGTGCCATCGCACTAACTATACTGAAAAAAACATACCAAAACGGATAACAACAATTTCATTCGTTTCATAATAAATCAATTTAAAGGTTTAAAACAAAAAATACACTCCACATCGAAAAGCATGATCGATATGTGTATCA